AATCGACGACATCTGCCGGTATAGTACATGGCGATCTTGGTAAATTTTTACCCAAGTTACATATGTCGTCGATTGATAAAGACAAGCTAGTGTCGCTCTATGGCGCTCGCACGCTAAACCAGGGGCGCATAAGTTTAATTGAACAGGCGGCGGCCTATGCACAGGCTAATACAGAAATTGTTAATGAGGTTATTAAGTCGCTAAAGCGGCCCGGCAGCAACTTATCCACTTGGATGCGCGAGGCGTCAAAGCATGAAGTCGGCAGCCCAGACTGGGAGCGCGCAATGCGCCGCATATCTTCCATTATTGGTTATCGTGGGCGCGAAGCATGGAGCGGGGCAGCGTCGTTGCCTCGGCAGGGGGCTGGAACGACTATTTTCGAAGATCTTCAAAATCTCGGAGACAAGCGTTCCACGGCCATTCGGCGCGGGTTAACCAGCGTCGCGCCGATGATGCAAGACATCGTCGAGGAACATAGAAAAGAGCTATTTAAAGCTTGGCGCGGCAAATATGGCGACAAGAGCCGCATGGACGAAAACCAGGTCGCAAAAGATTTATGGCGCGTTCTGTCCATGTATACCCAGGATCTCAAAGCTGAAGTTATTGATAAGCAAATCGAGGCCATGGGTGGCAAAAATTATATTGATACGAGTTATTTAATTAACCGGACCACTCAGAAGTGGCTTAGCCAGTATGGGCGCCAGATCCAGGCATTGGGTGCGGAGATTGGTACCAGCCCCGAAACGGCCATCGATAAGATGATGATCTCTCTGGTCCGGAACGTAGACCTTAGTTTATTTGGCGCCCTTGATGATCCGTCCAACAGAAAAAGATACCAGACGTCGCAAGGCCTGGCACGCACAAAATAGGCCGAGCGGGCAATGGAAAAAGCCCTGGAGAATGGTTATCTTTTCAAGAAGAGGGCCTATACGCAGTATGAAACGGCCAATGATTTTCAGAGTGTTCTGGGGGATAGCCACCAGTATGGCGTTATGTATGCCTCTGAAAAGGAAATTAATGACGCTATAACACGTCTGAAACAGCGAAACGAGTTGGGCGCCAACTTTAGGCTGGGCAGCGGCGCGCACTCCGGAGGCGTTTATCTTGCCAATGACATGATGAGTTCTTTGAACTCTTATATGCCACGCAGCAAGCCTTTTTCCAAAGCGGAATATGAGGCTGCCAGGGACAGGGTTCTGGCTAGTAAAGGCGGCCGTGGTAAGACGGGTGACGAACTTGAACGTTTGATCCAGTTATCGTTGTTGAACTTGCCGCATGGAAGTTACTACAGCCCGTCGAACCAGGAGAAATTTGATGCACGCTGGTTTAAGGAGCCCGGACGAGAAGGATATACGATTAACTATCTTGAGAACCGTAAAATGCGGAACGGCACCAAAGTCCTTGGAACCGAAGGGTATAATATTAAGGGAGCCGGAACTGCACTCGAGCGGCTAATTTTCGATGAGGTAATCGCCGGACGTGATATTTCAGACGCAGAAAAAGCGCTACTGCGAAAATCTTCCGCCATGATACAGCTTGAAGGTAAGCTTGCGCGTCGTAGTTTCTCTGGCGATTTCGGCATGTATGTCAGTGGCATCTTCGCTCAGCTAAACGATGATCAAATGAAAACGATGCTGGGCGCCGCGGGGCTCTCTGACTGGCTAGTGCAGAAAAACGGGGTTTGGACGGTTGACAAAGCTAAATTTAGTCGGAAGCAGTCTGACGAAGATCGTCGAAAAGAGCTTGTAGATTTTGTCGAAGGGCTACACCGCGGACTGGCACATATTGGGCGCACCGATTTAGGGCAGGCCTTACAGATCACGGGCTCAGGTGCTGACACTGCCGTTACTATTGATTATAAGCGGTTTTTTGGTACCACTGGATTGCAGCAATGGAACGGATATCAATATGGCGACCCCGGCCAGGCTATTAATGCAGATTATCGTCTTCGTGGCGCCGTTGACCGTGCGCTGGTTGCGGCTGGCATGTTCGGTAATTCGGACATGTCGGTTCTGTCTCGAGTTCTCTTGGGCCAACGCTCAGTCGACCCCAACCGCACTCCCGGTCAGGAGCAGTGGCGGTTAGACTTAGATGAAAATGGGAAAGTTCGTCGCGGCGGCTTATTAAGCGGCACCGCATCAGACCGTGGTGTTTACGAGCGTTGGCGCAAGGGGCTAGAGGACATCATTAATCTTAACCGAGACACCGTAGAGAACGGGGCCAATTGGACCCTGAAGGATACGCTTTCTTCCGATGATGTTGTTCTCGGATACGGAAAACTTACAGACATCCTGGATCAGTATGGGCTTACTGGCGATGAACGCTCGAAAGTCGAGCAAGCGCTCCAGGGACGCTATTTAAACCTGAAGGACGACTACAAAACTCCCCTAGGCTCAGACTATGAGTCGGGGCACCTGACCAAAGAGGCGTTTCAAGGGTCTATTGGTCAGATTCTCAACTTACAAAAAGGGCGCACTGGTAGAACCGTCTTACTGCCATTTGGCGGAGGGACGATCGCGGGAACGAGTCGCTACAGGGGAGAAGATCGGAGCATAAGGACTAACGCGGTCTTCTTACCCAGGGTTGCTGACTATATGAATCCCGAGCAATTGCTGCCCGGCGCGACTGCGTTTGATATTCCATCGATTTATGGCGGTTTTGGATCTGTTGTTAACTCACTGGCCGATGCGTGGGAACATCGAGATGATCCCAACAGCCAGTATCGTGAATATATGGAAGAAGGCTTGCTCCGCTTTATGGGACGCATGCAAGCTGATTATCAGTCTAAGGAGGGCGATGCCTTCCGCGCCGCGAACCGCATTGGCGTATGGCACTCGATGATGGGTGAGGCGACAGCCCCAACCATTGAACAGGATGAGTACTGGAAGGAACTTGGCGACGTTGCCACGCGAGTAAGCCGCGAGGACGCCCTGGGGCTATTGCGCATGCAAGGCGAGAGCGACCCAGCGAAGTATCTAACAGCGCTGGAAACCTAGTTCAAGTTGCTTTATAGTGACCTGGACGACGCCAAGGGCATCAATGCCAGACTGAAGAATATTTACAGTCCAAGTAAGAAGCAGCGAGCTAATGGTGTTACCGAATTAACCGAAGCGGAAAAGATTAGAAGACTACAAAAAAGATTAATTAACGAAGTCACGGGCGGAACGAAAGAGTTTGAGGCTCGTCGTGCCCTGGCCGAGGCCAGAGGGGCAATTTTCCGAGGTTTATCGGGCTCCACTTTGCGTTTCCCGCTAAGTAATGGTCTTGACTTTCGTGCGACCGATATATTCTTTGACAAAAGCCTAAGCAAGAACGAAATCCGTGGCGCGTTTGGCCCGGCATTCGGATTAAATACGGACTTTGACGGTGATAAGATCGCCGCGTGGTTAACCCTGGCGTCAGGTGAAGCAATTGACGGTGAGGACCAGGAAAAGCTTATTCAGCAATATAAGACCCTGTCAGACTCCGAGAGGCGGCGGGCAGCGATCCAGGCGGCCTTTTATCGTGACGATTTAAAGGGCAACCATCCAGCAGACGTAAATACAAACGGCACGGTGTCCATCAAGCTCTCGGAACTTATTAACAAAGATGCTGAAGAGGCCGGTGCGATCTTGTCGCGTTTGAACAAGTCGCGGACAGGACTGTTTAGTAATAACTATCAGAATATCACCGAGACCCTTGCGGGGCTCTCTAGACACTCAGATGTCCAGGGAGCGGCAACAAGTGTGGAACGTCGTAATTTCTTATCTGATATCGTTACGCGTGCAGTGTTTGAAGGGTTCACGCAGGATGCCATTTCTTCGAAAAAGGTTAGTGAACGAATCGCACAGAAATACGGAAAAGACTGGACCGACAATTCTGAATTTTACACCGACGTTGACGCCCTAATGGCGCGCTTCAAAGACAGTGCAACATATGAAAGCGTTGATACCATCAAAGAGGCCTTAAGAACAGGTATTGAGATGGGCATCTTCGGGGACTTGGACGATCCCGACAGTGTTAAGAAGGGTAAAACATTCTTCAACAAGCGCCTGATGTCTCTAATAGTTGCGCAGGCGTCTGAAACAGATGCGCAGGATGTTGCTAAGGTCTTCGGAATTTCTAAAGAAGCTGCCGAGGGTATCCAGGCTAAATTTGACGCCAATGGCAAACTCCAAGATTATGATTTTGGGGCCTTAAGAAACGCGATTACGCTTGATTCTGTGGCCCGGTCTATGTTTGAGACAAACAAGCGTCTATAGCCGATTGGCGGCTTCTCCGGCGTGCAATGGGATTCTGGCGCTCGCCCGGGTGGTATCAACACAATGATCAACGCCGTCGGCAAGCTTGGACAGGTCAGCAACGCTTATGACGCTCTTAGGGCCTCAGCGGCAGATGCCGAGAAAGCTCTGGCGGGCGAAGCCGCTATGGAGCAGCGGAAAATTGGCATCGCCGGAAAAGAAGCTGATGCCATACGCGACGGCACACAAGCATACCGCGAGCGCACGACTTCGCTTGAAGATCTTTCGGCCGCACTCGAGGATGTCGGCCGCGTTTCCACAAGCGTATCGACACGGCTTGACCGCGCACTTGGAAATCATTATGCTTCTAATGAAGATTAGGTGACGTTCGCGCGGCATTTAGTGGCGGAATATCTTAAGAATCCGTTGGGCTATATCGGCTATCAAGGTGTTACCAATATGCCCGGATATACCATGGAGCGTTTCCAGCAATTGCGGAACGGGCTGTTAGCTTCCACCCAGGGCCGAATGTCCGATGCCACAGATCTTATCAGATCAATATTACAGTCCGAGACGGGTACTTTGGGCCTGGGTAAGATCGGTATATTGTCACAAAATATTTCGGATATAAAGTTACAGGATATACCAGATATTCTTAAAAAGTTAGAGGACAATGGTTCATCCGAAGCCAAAGCTCTTGCAGACCAGCTGGGGGCAGAGTTTTATAGTGAACAAGGTGTTGGCACGCTATTGGGTGTCGGGACCGACGAGGACTATAAGAAATATGCTCGAAATAAGGCAGGCGAGGAGCTCACTGACGAGGAGCTGGACACCCTCATGGGGACAGTCGGCACGCACGCCGCTTTATATTCCGCTTTGTTTGGTGCCAAGGGGGGCGAGTTGGCGCTGGAGAACCAACAATGGATGGGCGAGCTAACCAATAAATTCATTACGCATTTGGCTGGCGATGCGCCGGTGACGCGAGAGGGCGGCCTGTTAACCAACAGTTTAACCAAGGGGCGCTACGACGCAATGTGGCGCGACCTCGAGACTCAGACCCTTAATATTTTAGATAAAAAGGCCGTCGCGAATTTAAGTGGTTGGGATAAAGGCGTTCCGTTACGATACGCGCTTCAGGATCTGCTATATGTCCAGGCGGCGATTGAAACCGGCAATCTCCTAGGTGAGCATCCGGCAAGGACCTATAAGGAATGGGCAGCCAGTGATGAGGCCAAGGAAATCAGCAAGAGGCTGGGAGTCAAGATTAGTGAGCAGCAATATAAGGATCTTTAGTCTGGGAAGTTAACCAGCTTCATGACGCACCTGACGGGCGTTACAGATAAAGGCGATCTTGCTAACTTTACCGCCAAGTGGAACTTCGAAGACCTAGACAAGATCCGTCGTTTAACCGACGCTCTGCAGGGAAAGGGCGACGTGTCTGCCGACGAGATGAAAGACTTATAGGACTGGGCAACATCGCGGTTCCGCTTCAATAATGCCGGCTTCTATGATGCAGATATTGGCAATTCTCCCTTGGCGAAATATTTGCTTCAGCAGCGTGCCCAGAAGGGCGGCGCTGGGCAGGGGCCTTTGGGCGCTTTGGGCAACATGCTTACTCGAATGGTTGCAACGCGCGCTCCATGGATGGTTCTTAACAAACTGGTAAAGGCATTTTCTGGATTAATCCAAAATGCGCAAGCGCTCGATAAGACTTTGACCAATTTACAAATTACCACCGGCGAGACTCGTGAAGGTGCGCGTAATTTGATTAATGAATACGCAAACCTGGGCAAGTAGATTGGTGCCACGACACAAGAAGTGGCAACGTCCGCAATTGAGTGGCAGCGTCAGGGTTATGATGCTGCGGAGGTCAATGATCTCGTAACCTCGTCTATGTATCTAAGCAAGCTGGGCATGATGGATGCCGCTGCGGCAACTTCGAGCTTAATTTAATAAATAGTTACTAAAGGAGTAAACAATGATTCAAGAAGAGTATAAACGACGAGATTTGTCGTTGGAGGAAAAAGTAAGTCAAGGTATTTTTCCCTCAAAAGAAGAGTTTTCTACATTATATTTTTAGAATTTAACCCGTGCTCAAATTTGTGCGCATTTTGGTTTTAGCGTTAGCACATTTAAAAAATTGCGGCGCCTTTTTAATTTGCCAGCCAAAACGCATGTAATATAGGATCACGATTCTTATGTCGAGCGCAGCGTGACAGCGGAGCGCACAATTCACGATCGTTATGGCGCCAAGGGGTCCGACACTTATGCCGCCTTTATTGCCGAACGGCGTGCTAAACAATAGCAAACTTGTTTAGAGCGGTATGGGGTGCCCGACCCCAGCGTCTTACCCGAGCTTTAGGCCGCTCGTGCAGCTACAATGGTTGAACGATATGGCGTAGATAATCCGATGAAAAGCGCTGAAATTCGCGCGAAGGCATCTGCAACGGATTTAGAACGCTACGGCGTACCCCATCATATTGTCGCGGCAGAGGTCCGTGCCAAGAGTGAAACAACTTTATTAACAAAATATGGTACTACAGCGGTCACCGCAGTCCCCGAAATACAAGCTAAAATTCGTGCAACCAATCAAGAGCGTTATGGTGTGGATTGTGTTTTATAGAATCCCGACATTAAACAAAAAGCATATCAAACCATGTGGCAAAATGGTAGCAATGCTGTATTGGCGAGCACCTAGTAGCATTATATAACTAATTTATATGGCGGGATTTGTAACTATCTTTTAGACTATTATCATATTGATTGCTTTTTAATAGAAGAAAATATCGCAGTAGAATATGATGGGTCGGGGCATGATTTATCAGTCAGATTGGGACGCGAGACACCGGAGCATTTTGAAGCTAAAGAGCGCGCGCGATATACTTATTTGCGTAACCGCGGTATTCCGGTTTTGGTGTTAAAATCTAAAACTGACCGCCTACCTCCCGATGATATTTTATTAGATTGTTTGCAAAACGCAAAACAATAGTTCTTGAATCAAGTTTTATATTATGAAATCGACCTTGACAATTTAACGGTTTCATAAATTTACTCTATAAATTATTTTTAGGCTCATTACATAGTAATATGTAATACAATTAACCACTTGATATGCTGGGAGTCCCTTAGAGCTTTTCCGCTAACTGACACCGCGAGGTGCAGTCAGAAGTGAAGTGAAAAAGATTGGGTAATCAGCAGGCAGGGGTCTCATTGAGATCCAGCCCCATCGACTATCCCTTCGGGGAGTACACCTCAAGCGGGGTGGAAGTAAGTGGCGTCCCACTGGGACGAAGATATAGTCAATTCTTATGCGAAAGTATAAGGCGTGTTTTTACACGCGGCAAAAGAGTAGCGTCTTTTGTTGAATATAAAGTAACTAGTGCATTAAAAGGATTCAAATTGCAGGCGTCCGAGTCAATGGACGTCGTTGACAAGTTGACCGCGATCGACCTTAAAGCCGCGACTTCGGCTGGCGAAATCGCTACTGGTTTAGCGCAGTTTGCAAACGTTGGTAGCCTGGCGGGCGTTACGCTCGACGAGGCGGCCGCATACGTGGCGACCATTGCAGATGTAACCCAAATGGGCGGTTCATCTGCAGGACAGGCCCTAGATTGTTTTTGGGGCCTTATAGGGATAATACATAACCCTATTGATAAAATCTTTTCTAATGATTAGTGCGATTGTGCGCGCTATGCTTGAAAACCCAGGAGTGGGCAACAAGGAGGAATTCGTCATATGTGGCGAAGCCTTGAACGACTGAATGAAAAGACCCCATCTCGATGGGGATGCGACAGTCTGAACACGGGTATAACAAAAGAAGTCCGTGAGCTGTGGTCAAGTGTAAAGACACTTTTGGAAGCACCACAGCCCCTCGCAATCGCGAGGAGTAACAAAGTGTAAAACAATTATATCACGTTATGGCAATGTCAAGGCCAGTGCTTATAATCAGTTGACTTTTGAGGCCGATACGTCTGATGGCACCCAGGTTAACGATGTTGAACGAGTATTAAATAAATTAGGTATTTCAATCAGATCTAGTAATCTTGAGTTTAAGAGCTTCAGTGACGTTCTTGATGAAATTGCTGAACGTTGGGACACTCTTGATACGGTGTCTAAGAAAGCAATTGCAAATGCGTTCGCGGGTGTTAGATAGCAGGAGGCTTTCACTACATTATTACAGAATTGGGACAAGTATAAGGAGCTTTTGGAGGTTTCGCAAACCTCTAAAGGCACTGCGGAGCGTAAATATTCGGCCTATAAGGAATCGCTGGAGTATACTCAGAAGTAGGCAAAGGCAGCCTGGGAGACCATCGCCAATAGCTCTGAAGTAACGGAAATTATGAAGGGGTTGAACAATATCAGTTACTGGGTCGCCCGTCTTTTTCCATGGCTCATGCAGGTTTTGCCGGGGGTGCTCGCCCCATTGTTGCGCAATTAGGCAATGCGTGGTGAGGGTGCGCTGTATAACTGGGTTGCCAAGGGCGCCGATTCGGCATTGAGCAATCCATGGTTTATTAGGGACGGAAAAAATGGAGTGCATTTTAACTGGCGCAAAGTTGCGGGTAAGAATTATGACGCGGGGCGGTTTACATCACTAACAGATACAGAAGCTCGCTCAGTTTCCGCCGCAATTGGCTACGCCGGAATGCAAGCCGTGGCCGCCGCCTCGGCGGGTATGACCGCAGGTGCCTCACATCTTTATAATGGCAAGCAGGTCACATCTTCCAAACGTGCGAAAGAAGTGGGTGGAGCTGTGGGCAGTGTATTAGCTGCGACGATTCCTATTGTCGGTTCTGCGGTTGGAACCGCGGCGGGGCAAGCTGTCGCCAGGGTTATAGACGCGGAGCGCGATGCGGCCAATCTTCAAACTGAAACCGCGTAGAAACAGCAATTGGCGCTGTAGGGCATGTCTAGTGCAATTAGCACAATGAGCCAGATGCGCAACGCAATGACATCAGATGAACAAGCGAAGCGCGATACGGCCATTAGTGAGTTTTTAACCGATATTTATACTGACGAGAATAAAGAGTTGCGTAGGATTCTCGAGGATAAATTAGAGAAGATTACGGGCGGGCAAAGGTCCTTGTATGATTTAACAAAAACAGTCAGTGAAGGTGATCGGCTATCCCGCGAACAGGCTACGCAGGCCCTGCTTATTGCCGAGAAAGAGGCCGCGGCCGAGATTGCCGAGGCTGCCCGTGCTGCAGCTCGATATCAAGCAGAAGAAGACTTAAAAGAGGCCAATTTAGCATATAATACTGCTACGGGCCAGGCTGGCGAGCGCATATTGGGTGCGGGCGTTGCTGGTACCGTGGGTGCCGGTGTCGCCGGCGGGGCCACGGCCGCGGTCATGGCCGGGCTAGGTGTTTCGGGACCAGTCGGCTGGGTTTTGGCAGCGATTGTCGGTATTGTTGCGGCATTTTTTGCCGGAAAAGGCGGTTGGGCCCTCGGCGAAATGGGTGCAAGTCAGACCCCAAAAGGGTTATCTGACGAGTGGAATACACTCTCTTTGGAGAAGAAAATAGAGCTTCTTACATAGAAAGAGGACGAACTACGAAAGGCCATTGAGGCAGGCAATTCAGCGGCCGCGGATGAATTAGAGGCAACCACTGCTCTAAAAGAAGCACTCGAGGCTGAGCGCGCGCGGCGGTTTACCGAACAAGACGCGCAAAATGCGGAGGCCATAGCCGCGGCGATGGTGCGGGCTGGCGTTACGTTCAATGGGCAATACGCCAGTGCCACCAGCTCTATTGATCAGACCCAGACTTTCCTTGCTAATATGACGCGAGACCAGGCGAAGGCCATAGTCGAGGCCGGGGGCGAAGACCAGCTATACGCGATGCTGGCCGCTGCGCTCCCCGAGGATGCTTTAAGGGGTATGCAGGTCAAATTTGGTGACCGCTATACTTCGGATTTCGTTGAGCTGGCTCGTAAGACAATGAGTACCGACAATCAGGCGCTGGGCGCGATTTTCTCGGGAGAGGCCTGGACATTAAATGAAATCCTAGACAATTTGGGCGATAAAACCGACCAATTTAGCCGTGAAAAATTGCGTAACTTTGCTACGGCAATACATACTTCTATCGAGGGGCTGAACGATTATCGCGAGACCCTGGGCACCCTGAATTATGCCGATCTTACGGCTGATACAGGGGAACTCGAGAAGAAGTTCAATGACCTTGGCAGCACGCTTAACACTGTTGCCGATAGCACGCAGTCGGTTTCCGAGTGGATGACCACTATTACAACAAAATATCCCGATCTAATCCAGTATATGTCTGATGTCCCCACTCTGATGGAAAAGCTGATCGAAAAAATGAGTGATATCAATAATCAGGTTATGCGTCAGCAGTTCCAAGAATATATGAACAGCGGCGATTTCTGGAAAGACACCATCCGACAGGGGATTTACGATCGTATTGGTGAAGATTCCGAGGCCCGGAAATGGCTAGATCTGAAATCCTTTGGTAACACTCAACAATTGGTTGACGAGTTACAGGCACTGCCGACGATGCGCGAGGGCGCAACGAAAGATGCGATGATGGCAGTGTATAATGCCCTGCAAGAGTCTGTAGCTGATACAGACATTGTTCTTCGTGGTGATGAATTTACGGGGCTGACGCAGCAGTTTACTGCTTGGATCGCGCAAACAATGCGTACCGAAGTCTCGGCGCTTGAGGCGCAGCGCGACGCTTTAGAGAAGGTTAACAAGCAGCGTCAATACGAGGTTGATTTGTTGAACGCTCAAAATAAGTTGCAGGATGCCCTGAATGAGAAAAAGCGCATTTATCGCGCCGGGGTCGGCTTTGTTTATGAAGCTGATCAAAAAGCCATTAAGGAGGCCAAGGAGGGACTGGAAGAGGTCAAACGCGAAAAAGATATCTCCGCGATCACAAAGCAAATTGAGGCCCTCAACGAGGAAGCAACCCGTTGGGAGACTTATTGGGACACGCGCACCAAAGAAAATCAGGCAACGCTGTTTACCAAGATTTGGGGCCCTGATAATATGAACTCTTTCCGCACCGCGCTATTCGGTGGCGCCACTGTTGATATGCAATCCATTTTATTGGGTAACAACACTAGCGGCAGTCTTGCGTCTGCTATTTGGGGCGCAACGGGCGCTGGAGCGAAGGATTCTTGGTGGGAAAAGACTTTTGGCACTTCTACTGGGTCATTGAAAGACTTTTTCAAGGGCGAGTTTTTAATCGAGTTAGAGAAAAAGCTAAACGGTGATGATGGATCTGGTGGTGGAGAAGAAGACGACCGCGTTACGCGAGTGAAAAAGGCTTATGAAAAAATGACCGCGTTAAAGAAAGCCGACGAGGGCGGATATGCGGTTAATGTGGACGAATGGAATACTGCCTTGGCTGAATTTAAATCGGCATATGATGCGGCCTATGATGCCAAATTAATTAATGACGAATGGGCGTATAATTATGGGACATATGGTTTTGATGGCAAAACCATAATTTCCTGGGGCAGTCCTAAAGCTTTGGCCGCGCGTGTCGGTGAATTACGCCGAAGCGGAGTGGCACCGTCTTCAGAGACAAAAACTGCGGCACAGGTTTTGTCTGACCTCGGCTTTGATGCTGAAAAGATGGATGAACTGGGGCTTGGTGCTTTATATGATTTCCTGTATGGCCTTGCTGGCGGTTTTGATGAAGACATTGATCAATGGGGCGGCGAAGGCTGGGAAGGTTAGAAACCAGTTCGAGTAATTGACGAGGGCGTCTATGTAAACATGGGAGACCACATTGAGCCCAAGGCAAGCCTGGGGTCCCAAGCGGGAGGGGCAACGGGGGTTTCCCTTGCGACCAAGGCAAGAGGTACATTAGATTTGATGCCCTCCCTTATTAATGAACTCGGCACTGAGGCCATTATCACCCCCGCCGGCACTCTTACCGCACTGCCCTCCCACACCGGCATCGTCCCGGCGGACATTACCAAGAACCTCTGGGCCCTTGGCGAGGTCGCGCCGTCGCTGCTGCGTGTGATGGGTGGCCCTGCGGGAGCACCCAAGCTTCTGGCGAACGCCCTTGGCGGCACCGACGAATCGATTAATATCAACAATTTGCAGATGGAAGTCAATGCTGATGAGACATTTGATGTCGATGCATTTGTTACTGAAATCAAACAGCGTGTTGCATTAACACGCCACACTCGATAAAATGCAGGATTAGCGCAATCTTGCGACTTAATCTTATTTTATCAAAGGGGGTTATTCTAACAAAAGTTGGGGTAACCCCCTTCTTTTCCGAAATACGCCCGATTAGGCATGATTCAACCATCGCCGATCGGGTGTAAAAATTAGAACAAGAAAAAAGGAGGTAAAACTATGGCAGTTTATAAGCCAACGTTATGCCATCCATTTGGAGGCGGACTCGATATCCGCATAGGACCGCGCGGGACTGAAGCTACGGGGGGTAATTTTATTACTCCACTGGGATATTTAAGTTGCAGGGTAGAGACATCAAACGTGCCGATTACCGGATATTCTGTTGCGCTATACACCGCGGATCATGAGTTACTGTTCCCGTTGCCGGCTCTTCAGCAAAGCGACGGCCATGGTAACAGGGTTCCATATATCAGCCCGCTGAGCGAGATACAAGACTCCGTCTTGGTGCCGGAATACGATGCGTCGGTTACTGGCGGCGTTAATTCTGGCGAAAACGGTTCTTTATTAAAGATCCCCTTTTTCCGTCCGTTCTTTATGCGTCAGAGTCTGACTTCGCATTATGCTTCGCGCAATGCGGTTTATTATCGTGGTTCGTATGTCGTGCATCATATACTGATGGATCCGGCGACCATGGCGTGGGGAACCGCAGGCGGAGTCGGGTATGAGCAGGAAGCCTGGGAGAACGCTGCGAACTGGGCCCGCGGGACCGATGCTGATAGTAATTATTTAATTTATAATTTTCAATCATGGACAGATGGAGATCCATTGGAAATCGACGGCGAACCATTGATTATAGGTGATTTGGTTGGTGTTTTATACAGTACCCAATCAGATCAATAGGGGCGTGGCGGTATTTATCAAGTAAGACCCCTGGCTTCTAATAGTAATTAGCTGGGGCTTTATCGGCTAGCCCCATGGCAGGATGCGTGTGAATTGGTGACAGTTTGGCAGGGGAAGGTCCAGCATGGTACAAACTGGTATTGGTATGTACCTAGTTCTGGAGAGCCTCACGGCGACTATAGCATCCCTGGCGAGTGGCATAAGGCTTTATGGTGGGCCAACACAGGTAACGATGCAGAGGGACTTCCTCTGGATGCGCGCGGCACCCAGTATCAATGGGAAGTTACTCTGTACTCCGGAAAGACCACGCTGGGAGAGGTGCCGGTCTATTACACCGGGGGAGCCACCACGGCCGACCAGTACGGCGGTTATTTAAATCCCGCGGACTTCACGGACGTCTGGTGGGATAATACCGTAACCGCTGGACAAATCCTGGGCTCGAACAGCGAGCGTCTGTAGTTATCTGACGAGAGTGAGCGGTTTTTACCGCAGGGTACAGATGCAGACCCTGTAATCCTGTAGGACACTTATTGTGCAGTTTATAGCGGCACTCCCGGGACCACAGCCATGGCGCAAGTCAGTCGTTTTCATGTGGCAGCGCATAGCATAACTTTGGGTCATGTTAGCCCCGCGGCAGATACCACAGCAAATATAAGTAGCGGAGATCATTGTTCTTTTTATGAACACTCTCAGGATCCTACGTAGATTTTAGATACCGATATTGTGGATTATGTCTATACAACTAATCAATCTTTAGCTATGGGTACATTGGTTGATGGGCGGTGGGCAGAATATTCATTATCTAATGAGAGCGCATGGTCTAGTGTTAGTGTAACCGATCGCTATCTTGTTTGTCCAACTACATGGACACAGACTGGATTGGTTTTATTGTAGAATCAGACCAACCCACGAGAGAACGGAGTATGGCAGGTTGCGACATTAGATGCAAAGCGTGGATTATATAGTTGGATTGAAACGATACCCAGTCAGACCAATAACTATGTTCCGGGATGGATTACAACAGTGGCGCATCCTGGTTGGGATGATCCTACCTGGGAGTATGATGGCTCGGGGTATGTTGTGCCAGGAGATGCAAGTAGTACTAGCGGTTATTGCGGTTGCGGGTATATTTAGACCCCCACTGATTGGAATAGTGCTGTTTAGACTCCGGCAGAATAGTTAAATCGTACCTACTATTTACGGAGAGCTGCCGGATTTAATAGTTGGGCTTCATATATTGGGCGCGTTATTTATGCCAGCGCCCCCATTGGTGGCAATTATACCAGTTTAGCTTATGCAAGTGGCGCCACCCTTTGGGATCCAAATTCGCTAACTGGCCAATATGGTGCCGGGCGTCTTTGGATTAAACCAGAGCGCCCTATCTTATTATTTAAGAATAAATTAAAAACCGGCGGAGATTTTTCGGGCTCAGTTTGTATTTTGGATAAGGTCAATACTTATACTGCATCGTCTACTGGACCAGCCAGTGGGGCTTCGTATGGTGATTATTGCCAACCCGGTGAATATTTAGCTGACGCGAGCGGTAATATTTGGTATATTAAAACAAAAACGACAAGTGGACAGGCCGTGACCTGGACGCTAAGTAGCGCCTGGACCTCGAGTGGCAATTCCACTGTAGCAGAAGGAGACTATATTTGGGTTGAGCGTCTAGTGTGGACCCAAAACGGGCAAGTCATTATTGATGATGGACGCGGTCAGACTGTTTGGCGGCGTGGTAGCTCTAGCTGGGGAAGCGATCCTTCATGGGATCTGCATCGCGCAAAAATTTTAAAAAACACCGCTACTACCACCTATATTAGTCCTTGGGCCGAAGGTGCAATAAATTCGCGCATGGTGGTTGAACTTTAGTCCCCCGGGCGAATATCCTTCCCCGGTACTGGCAATTCCACAACCAAAGTGCATATTCTCGGTTGGAACGATGTAACATATCGTATTGATCACAGTTCTTTAACGCATGAGGAGGGTTCGGGGAGCAGCCGCGTGGCAGTCAATGGCATGCCGCCCCTGGTTGATCCATGGACATATGAAATCAAAAGTTTCTTCCGTACGTCTGATCCGAATCCTTTCGCTTCGTATGAGGCGCCCTATTTGCGGCTGCAGGCCAGTGGGGCAGATTTGGCCACCACTCTGGACAGCGACGGGGAGTGGCAAAAACTGTTATCGCGCGGTAAAGTATCGGGTGCAGCATATGACCACTCGGCGTGGCCGTTGGACGGTGAGTTTTCCAATGGCACAATGCCGTATCTGGAGCAATACTGGGAGCGTGAGCCCGAACTCGGGACTCGACGCTGGCATTTGCGGGCATCCTATCCGCTGCTGAGTGGCGGCCATTGGACGGCATATCAGTGGAAATTATATGATGCCAATCGAAACCTGTTGCAGGACAGCGGACGCAGATATGACGGCTTGATTGATGCCATCTTCTACGGTTTAGCGAATGATTAGGTCGACGATACGGTATATTACGCCGAGCTCACGGTCGAAAACACTTTTAATGATATTTTACACTATACCATTAAATTCGTCATTCAAGATAATAGCGGGGCGCAGCGTAGTAATTTATCATCGTCTGCTCCGGCGAGTTTCACGGCAGAATATGATTGCGAAAACCAGGCAATGGTTCTGACATATGTCCCCGACTCCGAGGAGCAAGAGTATTCAATTTACCGGCGTGAGTATGGGGTATTCCTTAATCCGGCTCACACTGAGGGCGATCCTTATAACGTCGGTGAATACCGCATGTTGGTCGGCCATTGGGAGCCCGTGACTTTGCACCGCGCAGTATCACAATCTGGCGGCGCCGATAAGATCCGCGATTTTAACATTGTGAACGGTAAATCGTATCAATATGTTGTATATCCAGCTGATAGTGACCCCGACACCGAGCCGAACACAACCACGCAAGTTTTCGCGAACTATCTTGGTGACGTTTGGTATATTAACTATTCTGGCGAGACTCCGGTTGGAAGTATCGTTTCAGGAGATACGACTAAATCAGTATACTACGGCGCGCCGGCTTTCGTGCGCGGGGCCGAATGTTGGAGTATGGTCGAGCTCGAGCCGATCGACTATGACCAATATGCTCCATTGGTTCGCGGCGCGTATCGCGTCAACAATGATAATATTTGGTTATTCCGCTTTAACGTTGAAACTGGTGATCAGGCACAAAATCTTGGCCGCAGCGAATTCCAGTCCCTGGGCCAGTATGCTCGTTTTGGCTATGGGCGCTCTAACCACATTTCCGGCTCCGTGTCGGCGCAACTTGGAAGCGAAATCGTATGTTCTTCGAAGTATAAATATATCGAGCGTCTTCCGAAGTCGCGTATCGAACCCTTGTCCACAAACGAGAAGGCCGAGATGCTGTTGCAATGGAGACGCTTTATGGCCTCGCGCAACCCGAAGTTGCTGCGCGACATTAAGGGGTAGTCCTGGATCGTTCAGGTCATGGGACCCTCTAACTCACCAAAGAACTATTATCCGAATACCCCGGACACCGTGTCATTCCAGTGGAAGGCTATCGGCGATCCTCGTGATGTGATTATTTATGGTGAGTTTGACGCGGACCAGCAGGCGATTGCTGACGCGCTCCGTGCTCCCGTGTGGCCGTCTGCTTTTGGCGGATAAGTTTTGTGAGGTGCAAGATGGATAGAGATTTTCAATTAGCTAGTGGAGATGTTCTGCGCGTCTCGATTGACGATGATGATTTTGGTTACTTTGTAAATGCAGCCGCTGATGTAAATGCGCTGCAACGAGCCATCGTACAGAATTTTACCGCGCCCGTCTTTCGCATTTTCGTCTTGCATTCTGATGAGAAAATTAACTGGGAAATCCCCGCCGAGGACATCCGAAGCGGGGGCAGTTATTCTGAGAACTATCAGAATGGCACACGGCGTACCCTGTCTTTTTCACTATATAATGAAAATGAAAAGTATACCCCGAGTATTAACAGATTCTGGGTTGGCACAAAATTACGCTTAGACCTGGGGCTGCAACTGCTCTCTGGTACAACCATATGGTTCCAAAAAGGAATTTTTGTGGTAACCTCGGCGTCGCCAAACAGCACGGCCGAGGAGCACACGGTAAGCATTCAGGCGCAGGATAAATTCCATAATCTAGAACAGGGGATGGGGATTCTAACCAGCGGCTATACGGTTCCCACATAGAGTCGTGTTATCGGAGTCATCCAGTCGTCCTTATACACAGATGCCGGATCGCAATTTATGGTCGACCCGCAACATTTCTTGTTGCAGCGGAGTCTTGAAGACCGGCGAATTGAGGCGGAGATATCTAAAAACGCCGGAGACAGCCGCGGCAGTCTTTTACTGGACGTAGCAGAGTAGATATCCTGCGAGTGTTTCTATAATTCTCTCGGGCAGCTGGTTTTCGCGCCCCTAAATCAGGTGACCAGCGATGTTAACAAGCCGATTCTTTGTCATTATGATACGGTAAATGGCGACATCGGCGCGCTGGAGTTTTCGTTAGATTATTCGAATGTGGTAAATCGCATCGTAATTGTCGGCACCTCATTGTCGGGCGGCACCTTTACGCATGTTGCCGTTAATGACAATGCGGACTCTCCTCTGTGTTATCAGCGCATTGGTTATCGTACCGGCCCCATAATTACCGATTCGAATATTTATTCCGTGCAGTTGGCAAAAGAGCGGGCTGAATATGAACTGCGGCAGCAATTAATACTGAAGACCAGCCTGAATTTGAATGTGTTATTTAACCCCTTTTTGGAGGTTAATAATATTGTAACTCTTTCAGACGAGTTCTTTGACCTGCGCCGCGAGCGTTTTCTAGTTCAAGGACTGAGTTGTCCCCTGGATTATTCTGGTGCGATGTCGCTTTAGTTGACAAATATTAAAAATTTATCATTTATTAGTTGACAAAAGCCGAAAAATCTGATATAATATAAGTGAGAGACAGTTTATTGCGCCAAAGGCGCGGAAAGGCAAGGATTCCAAATGGATGATAAAAAGGTAAATTTATTTGCCGGCGATTGCGACGGCGATGTAGAAATCGAGGAGCTGCTGGGCTGCTTGAGCGAGATGCAATCTCGTAAGAAGTTCCAGACTCGTTGTCCTAACCCCAATGAGCAGGTTAATCACCCCCAGCATTACAACTTCGGATCAATCGAGGTAATTGATTATATTCGGAGCACGCTGGGGTTAGAGGGGTGCCGCGACTTCTGTATAGGCAACGTATTAAAGTATGTCAGCCGTGCCAAGCACAAGGGCAAGCCCGTCGAGGATCTGGAGAAGGCTCGGTGGTATCTGGACTATGCGCTGGAAATTGAGCGCGAGAACAATGCCGAGATTAAGGGCCGCGATTAAAATTTTATATTTTTTTCAAAATTACTTGACAAACACACAAAAATCTGATATAATATAGTTGAGGGGACACGGAACACCCCTTTATGTAATATCACAAAATTATTTTTCACACACAAGGAGACGCACACAATGGCGGAAAAGAAAAAGAATTCTAGTTACAACACAATAAGCATCAAAGGTTATCTCAAAGAGAACACCCTGGAACAGATTACCGATTCCAACGGCAATCAGGCGATTCGCGGATCTCTTCTGATCGCGACAGACGCCCTGAACGCACACAAGGTTCAGTTCTACGTTTCGGAGAACGGGTTTGATGGAACTCACTCGTCCGATTATGATAGACTCCTGGATCTTCTCCCCGCTAAGACGACCAGCATGGCCTCGTTCCTGAAGGATTCGAGTGTCGCGGATTTCGAAATGGCGGCTAACGCAGCGACCAAAGTTTGGGCCATGGGAAGACTGGATGAATATGCTACTCGCAATGGCGAGCGCACCACATCGATGATTACCCTGAAGGGTTTCCGTGCCGGTCTTGCCACCGTAGACAAAGGTCCGTTCGTGCCTCGCGCTGAGTTTTCGGCTACTATTTATATTAATGCGATGGAGCCCGAGCGTGATGAAGCCGGCGGACTGACCGGACGCGTTAATATCCAGGGTCTTGTTCCCAAGTCCAAGGGACTGCTCGATATGGTTGATTTCGTCGCGGTCGCCGATAATGGCGTCGCCGAGATCGTAAAGGCCAACTGGCATGTCGGCGATACGGTTAAGATCGAAGGCGATCTCGTCAGCCTTGCCATCCGTAAGAAGGTGGAAGACGCGGACGGGGGCAGCTCGTTTGGCCGCACACGCGCTCCTCAGTATGAGACGACCTTCATTCGCGAGAGACGCATTGTCGGCGGCGACCGCTCCCCGATTAAGGGCGAAGGCGAGCTGACCCCGGCTCAGGTCAAAGAAGGCCTGGCACTGCGTGAAGCCAAGATGATCAAGAACGGCGAACGCGCCCAGCAGGGCTCTTCTCGCGGATTTTCCGCCACCCCGGCCGCTACAGCAACCCCGAGCACTCCGAGTTTCCCGACCGGCACCGGATTTCCCGGTGAAGATGTCGATTTTTAATCGACAGGATGAATGGGAAATGAGGTAATTCCGGTTGTCCCCTTCCAGGAATTGGAAGAGGTCAACCTCACCCCCGAGTTGCTGGCGACTCCGCAGTTCGTTGAGCAGTATCAACAGTTGGTTGAGGCCGCGAAGCGCATTGCCGAGTTAAAAGCCAATGTCGACAGCGCCATTAAGAACGTCGTGCGTGACCGTTTCATGGAAACGGGCGATGCCACGGTTATCTCGGATGGTTATCGGTACACCTACGTGCCCGAAACAACCGCTGAGCGTTTCGATTCAAAAGCGCTGAAGGCCGCCGACCCCATCCAGTATAAGAGATACGTAAAAGTAACGCATGTCAGCGATTCGATTCGTATCTCTCCCACGAAGCCCAATGATGGAACCAAGTGAGGCCGTCTAGGGCACCATCCGAGAAACCAGCATACTCCCCAATGGGGCTCGAGTCGAATTCGAGCCCCTGGGGCATACCTATTGGGTGGATGGGCAATAGGTTCCGAGTGTTACACAATTAATCTAGACTGTATACGGGAATTCCTATGCAAGAGTTAAACCCGATGTTCTATAGCGAGCCGCTGAGTATGGCAGTGCCGTGCACGCTGAGCTTCAGAAGTGCATCGAACTCCGCAAGGCGGGAATGAGCATAGATTTAGATTAGTTAGAGCACCAGGAAACAATAAATTATTTTAAGTTCATAGAGCCGATATATTAGATTGAGCCGATCTTAGTAGAGCGCGTTGTCACGCTTTACGGCAGTTCCGGGGATCCGCTCGCGGCGGGACGCTTTGACCTCTTCGCCTATCGTGACAAGCAGCCGGCGATTATGGACTTTAAGACGACTTCAGCGATTCACCGTCCTGAAGTCACGGCATAGTTAAATCTATATCTACGTGCCGCACGGCAGAGCGGGTATTTGGATTAGTATCCTGATGTTTCTCTGGGAGTGATTCATCTCAGCGGGGAAACGTGCAGGTATGTCCCAATCCCGATTTTGGCAGACACTTTTATACAAAGGTTCGAATATTGAGAGGTATAAGGAAAAATGATTAAGTTCCCGTTGCTGACGTCAGAGGACGTTGAAGTGAAAGTTAAACAGATTACAAAGTCTGGTGCGTTGATGCTGCTCTATAAGACAGCACGTGTCGACGCGCGAGTGCTGGATGATACAGTCGGTCCGATGAACTGGACATGCGATTTTCGTGAGATCAAAGACAACCTGTTTTGTCGCATTGGTGTCCGCGAAGATATATCGCAGGATTTTGTATATAAAGAGGACTGCGGTATAGAGTCTGGTCAGGACGACGGCAATGAGAAAAAGGCCGAAGCAAGTGACGCTTTTAAGCGTGCCGCAGTTAAGTGGGGCATTGGCCGCGAGCTTTATACTTCGCCGCAGATTTGGGCATCGGTGGCTACCGTTGAGAAGAACGGAAAGTGGTATCTCCAGGATCCGTATGCCAAGTATGTTGTAACTCGATTCGAATGCAATCAGGCGACGCGCGTTATCACGGCGCTCGAAATAGCAAACGCAAAGTCGGGTGTCGTGGTCTTCCGCTGGGAGCTGCCGACCAATGGCGTTATCGCACAAAAGATGGTTAAGACATTCGCCGGCGCGTCGTCCGAAATCCCCGCCGAGGAGCCTGCTGAAACGCCTGAGGCAACCACCGCAGCGCCCACGCTTGAAGAGCTGAAGCGATCGATCGTAGCAATGCTGAAAACCATGGCAACACGCGATGGCAATCGCAACGCCTATGCCGAAATCCTGACCAGGGTTACGGGGGGCACCTCATTTAAGTGCAACGTGGCCACTCAGGAACAGTATGATACGGTTGCCGCGATCGCCGAAGCCATAAGGGACGCGGGTTATGGCAACTAAGTGCAGTAAATGCGGATGCCGGATTAATACTGTAGGCTATCCCTTTAAGGGAAAGACATTCTGCCGGGAGTGTTATGAACAGCTCTCGGCAGAATTAGCCGCGGCAGAGGATGCTCGACAAGTGCTATATCAGACAATTTCCAAATACTTCGGGGTGATAGAAGTTCCCGAAGACGTTGTCCATGCAATTGATCGCGAGCTCCGGCAGGGTCGCACAATAAATGGTTTAATAAAAACATTACAATATTATTTTGATGTCCAGGGTAACCAACCAGGGGCGCCGAATAGCGTTTATTGGATTTGGTCGGATTATTATGAAGCCGCAAAAAAGTATCAGTTGAAAATCAATGCGATCGTGCGGCACAACGCCGAAGTTGAAATTAACCCGGAGCCCAACATCATCCATTATAGCGGAGACAGTATAGCCCCGCCGAAACCGCGGGACTTTGGATATAAATTAGAAGATCTAAAGTAAGATCTTCGAGGCAGGAGGACGAACGTGGAAGATCTGCGATCTTTATCCGTTTCTGGAGAGGGTAAACTCTCGAACAGACTCGCAATTGCACAGGTCATCGCCGGATTGATGCAAGATCCGACTAAACTGTATAATCGTGAAAAATATCGCCTGAGCGTTGAGGACTTCCCGGAGACCCTGTATCGGCTAATCTTTGCGGCGATCGAACATCTGGCAACCAATGCGATGGCCAAGATCAATCAGTTAGATATTGATCAATTTTGGCGTGAGTATCCCGGTCAGTATGAAGTATTTACGCAGTCCGGTGGCCCGACATATCTTTCTCAGGCATTAGAGATATATGATGCGGAGAAGTTCGATTACTATTACAATCTGTTAAAAAAATATAGTCTGGTCAACTGTCTGACCGAGAATGGCATTGATACACGCGATATCTATGATCCGGAATTGGTTGACCCACAGCAGATTGCGAGAGCTCGAGAGAAGTTTGACAATATGACCGTGGATGAAATTTTACGGTTAGAAGAAATTAAATTAACAACGGTCAAGGACCGCTTCGGCAACTCGAGCGATCGTGTGGAAAATGTTGGCGGCGAAGGACTTCGTGAACTGAAAGAGCGTTTTAAGAAAACCCCCGAAATGGGCGTCGCCCTTTTATCGTCCAAGTTGACAACGATTGTCCGCGGTCAGCGTCGCGGGTGCTTGTTTATTGAATCTGCTCCCAGCGGGACCGGCAAAAGCCGACGCGGCAATGGCGAATGTTGCCATTTGGCCGTCCCTGAATACTACAATGTGCAACAGCAACAATGGGTGTACACCGGGAACCATGAGCGCGTACTGATGATTTCTACGGAGTTGGAGCTGGCAGAATGTCAGCAAATGTGGCTAGCTTTCGTAAGCGGCGTGTCTGAAGCCCATATTAAAGATGGTCGTTATGACCTCGGAGAAGAGGAGCGCGTTGACAGGGCTATTAAACTGATTGAAAACGCCAACTTGTACTTTGTGAGTATTACCAATTTTGATACTGATGACATCGTGCATATTATTCGTAAGTATGTGCAGTTACACCAGGTCGGCTTTGTGTTCTTCGATTATCTGGGCGAAACGCTGAAGATTACGTCTTCGGCTACACGAAAATCCGGCGTGCGAGATCTGCGTACCGATCAGGTATTGCTAGCGTTGTCGCAGGCATTAAAGGATACGGCCAAAACTCTTGGTATCTACATTTGGACGGCTTCGCAGTTGTCCGGTAATTATAAGGGTGAAACTAAAGAACTCGACGCGACATATTTGCGGTCGGCGAAATCTATCGCTGATAAGGTTGATGCCGGTATGATATTGATGCCCGTACGTGAGCCCGACATCCCTATTATTGATAGCTATTGCGCTCGTGGTTTTGACCTGAGACCCAACTTTGTCATTCACGTATACAAAGTTCGCGCCGGAAGTTATCAAAACATTAAGGTCTATGTATACTTTGATCGTGGAACGTGTCAAGTAACTGATTGTTTTGTAACTGACCAGGATGGCAATATCCTACCCATTAAAGACACATATATCGAACGCGTGTTAGATGACACCAAAACTGAAAGTTTTGCCGAGGCAGTTGGGGCACCGGCTGATTCGTGGGACGAGGAGGATTTTTAATCATGGATAGTAAAACTATTAAAGAGTCTCTGACCACTGATGATATTGTCCGGCTGTGCTGTGCCCTGCAGGACGATGATACGGTGTTGTATGACTCGCAACAGCACCCGATCTTCAATACGATCCTGGACCACAAAGAGACCGCCTCGGGCAATAAGTGGGCATTGTATTATTATCCGGAAACCGGGCTCTTTCATTGTTATACTGGCGACGGAGAGAACTACGATATCTTTACGCTTGTGCAGCGTTTTCTCGACTTAGATTTTACCGGCGCCTTGCGTTACATTGTAGATTTTTTCCATCTCCGTGGCTGGGGAGAGGAAGATGAAGCCCCCGAAGAGCATTTTGAGGATTGGGATTTATTTCAGCGAGCGCGTGATTTAACGACTCCTATTGCCTCGACATGGCATGAAGACGATCCGATTTCTGAAAATCTTTTAGAGTATTATTACCCGCTGGCCGCGCCGACAGAATGGCAGGCCGAAGGGATTTCTCCGGAAGTGATGCGGGCGTATGGAATTCGAGTAGATAGTGCCCTGCATCATATCATTATCCCGCACCGCAATCGGGATGGCAAGTTAATCGGCATTCGCCGCCGTTCATACAATCCCTTTGAAGTCGAAGCGGGGAAGAAGTACATGCCGGTGATCATTCAAAATGATATTTACAGGCATAACTTGGGCGCCAATCTCTATGGCTTATACGAAAACGCAGGCACGATTCGGTCGATCGGAAAAGTGCTGGTGGCAGAATCCGAGAAATCCGTTTTGCAGTTAGCATCAATGTACGGGATTGACCAGTGCTGGGCAGTCGCGGTATGCGGGTCCAGTATTAGTCCACAGCAACGGCGTATGCTGATTGACCTCGGGGTAAACGAGTTGGTGTTGGGTTTTGACCATGAGTTCACCGGGGGGCGTGGCGACGCCGACACGAAAGACTATGAACAAAAGCTGTTGCGCATTGTTAACCCGCTTATTCCATTCATCAATGTTTCGGTGATTATGGACTATGACGGATTAACGGCCTTAAAAGATGCGCCGACAGACCGCGGGAGAGAGATATTCGAAAAATTATATCATCAGCGTGTTCGGCTGTATACGTCGTATGAAGAGCCGAAGAAAAGAGGCAAAAGGTGAAACCTACTAAATTTTCTTATTCCAAATTAAATACATATGGGCAGTGCGGGTGGAAATACCACCTGACATATGATGAGGGGCATTTTATCCCCTTTGATTCTATCGCAACAGAGCTTGGAAGCCTAATCCACGCTTGTGAGGAGTCCATAGCACGGACCCTGCAAGCCGGTCAGAAGCCTGACTATGACAAACTCCGGGAAATGTTGCGCGAAGGCACGCCAAAGCTGGCCGGTATCGACACTCTCCAGAAGAAGTATGCCGACGATTATTTTGCGGTCGACGGTAATGGTTCCTCTTATTACACCAGGGTGCTCGACTATATGGATAGCGGGATTTATCGTCTTGAGAACTATCTGACGGAACATCCAACATTTACTATCTATGGAATGGAGCAGTTCTTCTCCGTCGAATATCACGGCCAAATCCTTAGCGGATATATTGATAGGATCTTTTACGATCAGGCCACCGAGACTTATATTGTCGAGGACATCAAGACTAAGAATAAGCTGTTCCGCGATGAAGACCTGGTGACGCCGCTGCAGTTCGTGGTATATGTCTACGCCCTGGCGGAGAACCTGGGTCTTGGATATGAGCATTTCAGGTGTGCTTATGATCTGCCTTTTATGAACAAAAAGCAGGACGCGGGCACTCCCGGATTCATGCAGCGCGGCATTAAAAAGCTGGACAGTCTTTTTGCCGGCATTGAGAGCAGGAACTACGAGCCCGGCCCGTCGCCGCTTTGTCACTTTTGCCCGTTCTGTCCGACGAACCCCGAGCAGCCCGAAGCAGGAAAACTGCTTTGTCCTTATTATTCGCTCTGGACGCGCACAAACAAGACGCATGCGGTGGCCCATAAGTGGCAGGGCATTGAAAAACATGAGGCCATAATGGCCGATGAAATAGCAAAGCAGTCCGCGAAGAGCAACAGCGCTCCCGCTGAGACGGATGGCTTTGATTGGTGAGGTAAAACAATGGCAGAAGAAGAAAAGAAGACGCAGCGCGTAATAGTTGCGGTCGACAGAAGAAAACTGGACAAGGACGCCCTGGATGCATGGCGCACCCCTGAAAATAAGTTCCCTATTCTGAGCTTCCTGCATATATATGAAGCATGCGGAATCTCTGATTTAATCCGGGAGTACATTAAAGCCCATGAGGAGTCAAAAGAGAAGATCACTGCTTTTGATAACCTATCGTGCAATTACTTTACATTGCAGTGGATGCGCAATCTGATTGAGGACAACTGGTGTTCCTATTCGATCAAGATCACCGATGACCTGAAGCTTAGCTGGGATACGCACCGTTATGCGGCCGGCGAAAAGCATCGTCGCTATAATAAGCCGTCAACAAAAAAGGTTGCTCGCAGCATTGCGTTGGATTTCGCGAATTTTGGGCCGCAGGTAGATGATGACCTGGAGGACTACGTGCTGGAATTTGGGGTCCCCGCCGATGTTGTCGTGGATGAGCCGGAAGAAAAAACCCCGGAAAATATAGAAAATACTGAATCTAAATTGACAAACGAGTAAAAATCTGATATAATATATATGAGGGGGACGAAGGCGAATGCACCCAACGTCCCCCATCTTCCAATAAATGGGGTTATTCATGAGCGGATTTGTATCACTGCATAATCATTGCTGGGCCAGCAATTTAAGATTCCTTGACTGCATTAATCGTCCGAAAGAAATGGTGGCGCGTGCTCTGGAATTAGGTTTTGCTGGTATTGCGTTTACAGACCACGAAGCATTGTCTGCGGCAGTGGAGATCCTGAAGGTTCGGGATAGTATTAAAAAAGATCATCCGGAGTTTAAAATTATTTTCGGAAACGAAATCTACCTGGTCGACGACAGTGCTTTACATAACACGCGAGATTATTACCATTTCATTTTACTCGCGAAAGATGTGACGGGCTGGGATCAATTGCGCGCGTTGTCATCCAGGGCGTGGGAGCGTGGTTATACCGAACGCGGTGTTATGCGTGTGCCCACGACCAAACAGGACATTGAAGAAATTGTTGGCGGTAATCCGGGGCATCTATTGGCAAGCAGTGCCTGCTTGGGCGGAGAATTGCCGAAGGCAATTCTGGCCCACGATGTCAGCGGCGCCAATAGTTTCGTAAAGTGGTGCATCGGCGTTTTCGGTAAGGAAAATGTAGCATTAGAAATGCAGCCCTCGGATAACGAGGAACAAACGATAGTAAATAGAGCGATTATAAAACTTGCAACGCACTATCAGCTTCCATACATTGTTACGACCGATAGCCATTACTTATTAAAAAGCGACTTCGCCATTCACTCGGCTTTCTTGAATAGTAAGCAATCGAATGACCGGGAGACAGATAAATTTTATCGGTTTACCTATATGATGTCGGAAGATGAGATGCGCGAGATCCTGACGAGCAACGGCGTCACTGAAGAAGAGGCGGCAACGGCGATCAGTAATACGGCGGCGTTCACGGAAGCGATCCAGGAGTTTGATTTTCGCCATACGACAATCGTTCCCAAAATTAAACTCCTCGATTTTACATTGGCGCGGACGTTCTATGGCCATCCTGAGTATTCTGCCATTAATGCATTCTATGATAGCACCGATCCACAGGATCGTTTCCTAATGTACCAGATTGAGCGCGGTATAGCCGCCAAGCAAATTAATGTAACTCCGAGCATCTTAGAGCGCATTAATATAGAGTTGGACGTATTACTCTACATCGGTCAGCAAATCAATCAGAGCTTGAGCGCGTACCTTAATTTAACAGTCAACATCATTGATATTGCGTGGCAAGTAAGTCTGGTTGGTCCAGGGCGTGGCTCGGCGTGCGGTTTTTATATCAATTATCTAATTGGCATCACGCAGGTTGACCCTCTGACCTATGATTTGGCATGGTGGCGCTTTTTGAACAAAGAGCGCGCCGAGCTTCCGGATGTCGATGAAGACTTTCAGCCCGAGAAGACGGCAGAGATTGTACGGTTGCTTCGGGAGGCGTACGGCGAGGACAACGTGCTGAACTGCGCGACATTCAAGACCGAAAGCTTGAAGAGCGCAATTTTAAGTGCCGGCCGCGGGCTCGGCTATAACAACGACGAAATGAGTGCCTTGGCTGGGATGGTCCCGGAACATCGCGGACAGTTTTATACGCTCGACGAGTGTCTTAATGGTAACGAGGAGAAAGGGTACGACCCGGTGCCCGAGTTCGCGACACGCATTAATCATTATCCCGGTCTCTTCGATGCTGTAAAAAAGATCGAGGGACTTCCCACGAATCCGAGCATCCACGCCAGCGCGTTATATGTTTTCAATGACGGCTATTTGGCGCAAAACAGTTTAATGCGAGCACCGAATAAGACGAAGATCACGGCGTTTAGTATGCATGCGTCAGATGAGCTCTCGGCACTCAAGATGGACGTTCTTCGCACTGACGCGGAGTCGAAGATTGCGAAGTGCATGGAACTTCTTTTGGCGGACGGCTTGATGGAATGGCAGGGAAGCCTTCGCGCAACCTATGACAAATATCTGCATCCTAACGTGTTGGACTATGAAAACCCCGCAATGTGGGAGCAGATGTCGAGCGGTAAAATTGCCAATCTTTTCCAGTTTGAAACGCAGGTCGGCTCTGTCTGCATTAAGAAGGCGCGGCCTACGACCGTGCGCGAGCTCGCCGAAATCAACTCTATTATGAGACTCCAGGCGGACGAAGGCGAGCAGCCTATTGATCGCTATGTCCGCTTCCGGAACGACCCCGAGGTCTGGGATTTGGAGATGGCTGAGGAAGGACTGACCGATCATGAGATGGAGATCCTCAAAAAGTATCTATCCAAGAGCTATGGCGTATCGGGTTCCCAGGAAGTTCTCATGCAGATCCTAATGGATCCCGAGGTGTGCGACTTTACACTGGGCGAGGCAAACGCTGCCAGGAAGGCAATCGCCAAGAAAGTAGCGGCCAAGCTAATTCAATTGAAAAAAGACTTCGAGGAAAAGGGCGCGAGGGTTGCTCGGCAAGAATTCCTGAATTATGTTTGGAAATATTGCATCGAG